CATACGATGAGATGAAACAAGCCTTAGAAAAATGGCTAGACCCTGAATCAGATGCATCAGCAGGAGCTCCAAAGGATGATTTCCTCGAATCTATGAACAACCCAGCATCAATCAAGACTGCAAAAACGGCAACAAAAGTAGAAGATATATCATCAGCATTCGACGAGCTTTTTAAGAAGTAATAAGTTATGGCAAAGAAACAAACAGCCGCTCCAGACGAAATCTCGGGCCGCGACGAACTGGCTACAGCATTAGCCGATAGTTTGAATAAGAAGTTTAAAGACTTCAAAGCCGTACACTTTCTAGGTGCAGAAGAAACACCAACCGATCTAACTGAGTGGGTATCCACTGGATCGACTCTACTCGACATTGCTATCTCTAATCGACCTGACGGGGGATTCCCCGTAGGTCGGATAGTAGAGTTGCAGGGTATGGAAGCTTCCGGAAAAAGTTTGATTATGGCTCATGCGTTAGCAAATACGCAAAAGAAGGGTGGTCTAGCCGTTTATATTGACACTGAAAATGCGCTTAGTGAGGATTTTCTTAGAGCTATTGGTGTTAATGTGAATGATATGCTTTATATTCCACTCGAGACTATTGAGGATATCTTTGAAGCTATTGAAAGTATTATCGAAAGTATTCGCAAGACATCAAGAGATCGATTAGTTACAATCGTAGTAGACTCAGTCTCAGCTGCAACTACAAAGGTTGAACAAGATGCAGATTTTGATAAAGATGGTTGGGCAACTTCAAAAGCAATCCTAATGTCAAAGGCAATGCGTAAGATTACTAACACAATTGGTAAACAGCGTGTACTACTCTTATGTGCATCACAATTACGTGAGAAGATGGGTGTTATGTTTGGTGATAAATACACAACATCAGGTGGTAAGGCTCTTGGATTTCATGCAAGCTGCCGTATTCGCTTGAAACCCATCGGGAAACTCAAAAGCGGATCAGGTGCAACAGAACAAATCATTGGTGTACAAACAGAAGCCCAGGTAATCAAAAACCGCATGGGTCCACCATTCAAGAAAGCTGAATTTGATGTGTATTTTGACTCTGGAATTGACGATGTTAACAGCTGGTTAAAGCTACTAAAGAATTATGGTCGAGTAAGTGGATCAGGAGCTTGGTATCAGATTGTTAACGAGGATAGTGGTGAAATCCATAAGTTTCAAGCAAAGGATTGGCGATCTCTCATCAGAGAGAATGCAGAACTCCGAGATTATTGCCTCAAGCAGATTTACGACATATACATTATGAAGTATCGCACAGATGGTGAAATCGACCCAGATAGTGTTACATTAGACGAAAACATCGAAGATTAATGAATAAATATACCCACCTAATAAACCAACTACAGGCTGGGAGTATAGGTCAATCAGACAGTGAGAGCATAAATGATCGTGTTCTCATTGTCGATGGCCTCAATACCTTCATCCGAAGTTACGCAGCAAGCCCAGTTATGAACTCAGATGGTATTCACGTAGGTGGTATATCGGGAACATTATTATCTATAGGTCACGCAATCAAATTTATCAATCCAACACGCGTAATTGTTGTGTTTGATGGTAAGAATGGTTCACAAAAGAGAAGGCAACTATACCCTGAGTATAAAAGTAATAGAAAGGTCAAGATTAGACTTAATCGATCGGAAGAGGTTGAAAAGCAGGATAATCAACTTGAACAACTGCTGCGATTACTACAGTACTTTGAAATCTTACCATTCACAGTAATTACATTGGATAGTACAGAAGCTGATGATGTGGTTGCCTATATTGCACACGATTACTTAAAAGAGCAAGTATTCATAATGTCTTCAGACAAAGACTTCTTGCAGTTAGTAGACGATCGAGTGCATATATGGAGTCCAACAAAAAAGAAGCTTTACTACACAGCTGATGTATTTGAGCAGTATGGTGTATATCCATGCAACTTCCCACTCTATAGAGCAGTAACCGGAGATGCGAGTGATAATATTAAAGGCATCGATGGTATCGGTGATAAAACACTACTAAAGAAATTTCCACTCATATCACAGGATACTCAAGTATCAATTGATGGATTGATAGATTTCGCAGCAAGTAGCGGTAAAGGAAAGGTGTTTGAAACTGTAACCAAGTCGAAGGAATTATTGGAATTAAACTATTCGTTAATGCAGTTAACAGAGTCTAATATCTCAATGCAAAACAAAATGAAGATAATAGATTTTATGCAGAATAAGCCTGACAAAACCGCAAAACTGAGATTCTATGCGATGATTACAGAAGACAAGATGGGAGCTGCAATTAAGAACGTGACTATGTGGTTAAGTGAGATAACTCAGAAATTAGATCGGTTTGTTGGATAATCAAAAAGATTATAGTATAGTAAAGCTATGGGAATAAGAGATACCTTACAATTTTATGGTAACGCCTTCCAAATTAAGGTACTTTCAGCGCTATTAGCAGATCGAGCTTTCTTACAGCAGGTTAGCGATATATTAGATATAGAATACTTTTCATCAGATGCAAGTAAGTGGATTGCAAAAACTACGCTAAAATACTTTGATGAATACAAGAACCAACCAACTCTAGATGTACTGAAAATTAAAGTTAATGAGATAGAGATTGATGTACTCAAAACGACAGTAGTTGATACCTTGAGGGATGTTATGTCTCATATTGATGCTGACGACTTACCGTTTATCAAAGATAGAGTTATTGACTTTTGTAAGAATCAAAAGTTGAAGAACGCAATCTTACAATCAGTAGAATTGCTAAAACTTGGTCAATACGATGACATTAAGCGAAACATAGATGAAGCTATGAAGGCTGGGGCTGATAGAAATATCGGACACGAATACATCGACCACGTCCAAGATCGTTTTAAGGAAAACATGCGTAGTACAATAAAAACTCCATGGGACGTAATCAACGAGATTATGGATGGTGGATTGGGTTCAGGGGAGCTAGGTGTGTTTGTTGCACCTGCAGGTATTGGTAAATCCATGGCATTAGTTAATGCAGCAGCCTATGCAGTACAGAAAGGTCTTGATGTAATTTACTACAGCTTAGAACTTTCAGAAACCTACGTAGGTGCACGATTCGACTCATACTATACGGGCATACCTTCGCAGGATCTCAAGTATAATGTAGAGGCTGTAGAGAAAGCATTGACTGGATTGAAAGGTAAGCTAATCATAAAAAGCTATCCAACAAAGACAGCAACAATCAACATGCTTGCAGCTCATATTGATAAGTGTAAGCTACAAGGCATCAATCCAGGTCTTATTATAATCGACTATGCCGATCTACTAAGAGATACATCAGGAAAAGGTAATACAAGACATGACTTAGCTCTTGGTAATATATACGAAGAACTTAGGGGTATGGCTGGTACTTATCAATTACCAATATGGACGGCATCACAAGCAAATAGGAGTGCGTTGGAAGAGGATGTGATTGAAGCTGATAAAATCGCAGAAAGTTATACTAAGGTGATGGTTGCTGACTTTGTAGTATCGCTATCAAGAAAAACAGCTGACAAGATCACAGGTACTGGTCGTTGGCATATTATCAAGAATCGCTTTGGTCAAGATGGACTAACATTCCCAAGTAAGATGAATATGTCTGTGTGTAAGATTAACATTTATGCAGAGGATACGGTTCAAGGCAAGCAGACTAAGATTGTGATGCAAAATCAAGATGAGGTAATCCGCAAAACTTTAAGTAATAAATTTGCTGAATTTGCTGGATCAGGAGGATAACAAGACTATTTATACTTACAACAATTTTAAAACTTATGACAATATCAAATCAAATCTTATCCGAGATTACTGTGCATATGAAGTATGCTAAGTATATTCCGGAATTACAACGCAGAGAGACTTGGGAAGAATTAGTAACGCGTAATATGGAAATGCATATTCGGAAGTATCCACAACTAGAAGTAGAAATTAGGGATGCCTACGAGATGGTTTTTGCAAAGAAAGTATTACCTTCTATGCGCTCAATGCAATTTGCTGGAAAATCTATAGAGGTATCACCGAATCGTATTTACAATTGTGCTTATGCTCCAATTGACGATCATCGTGTATTTGGTGAAATTATGTTCTTACTCTTAGGTGGAACAGGCGTTGGTTACAGTGTACAAAAGCACCACGTAGATAAACTACCTGAAGTGCGTAAACCAAATCAAAATAAAACAAAGAGATATCTCATCCCTGATAGTATTGAAGGATGGGCTGATGCTGTAAAAATTCTTATGAAGAGTTATTTCACAGGTGGTCCAGTTATCCGTTATGATTTCAGTGACATTAGACCAAAAGGTGCAAGATTAGTAACATCAGGAGGTAAAGCACCAGGAGCACAACCACTACGTGAGTGTTTAGTAAAAGTACAAGGTATATTGGATGGTGTTGAAGATGGAGAAAAGCTTACACCAATTCAAGTACATGATATCGTATGTCACATTGCAGATGCTGTATTAGCTGGTGGTATTCGTCGTGCTGCATTAATCAGCTTATTTTCTGCAGATGATAATGAAATGATCGCTTGTAAATCAGGTAACTGGTGGGAAACTAATCCACAAAGAGGTCGTGCAAATAACTCAGCAGTGTTGATTCGTCACCGCATCACTAAAGAATACTTCATGGATCTTTGGAAGCGTGTAGAAGCATCAGGAGCAGGTGAGCCTGGTATCTATCTTACCAATGATAAAGATTGGGGAACAAACCCATGTTGCGAGATTGCTCTTAGACCATACCAATTCTGTAATCTAACAGAGATTAATGCAAGTGATATTGAATCTCAAGAGGATCTAAACAGACGTACAGCTGCTGCTTCACTAATAGGTACACTACAAGCGGGATATACAGACTTCCACTACTTACGTGATATTTGGCGTAAAACAACAGAGAAGGATGCTTTGGTTGGTGTATCTATGACTGGTATTGGATCTGGTGTAGTTCTTAATTACAACCTTACCGAAGCTGCTGATATTGCTAAACAAGTAAACAAGCAAATTGCTGAAGCCATTGGAATCAAGCCAGCAGCTCGTGTAACAACAGTAAAGCCAGCTGGTACAACATCACTCACTTTAGGCACTTCGTCAGGAATCCACGCATGGCATAATGACTACTATATTCGCAGAATTCGTGTTGGTAAGAATGAAGCAATCTACACCTACCTACAAGTTTATCATCCAGAGCTTATTGAAGATGAATACTTTAGACCACATGATACAGCTGTGATTTCAATTCCACAGAAAGCACCTCAAGGAGCTATTTTACGAAATGAATCACCCGTTGATTTACTAGAACGCATTAAGAAGGTGCATTTGGATTGGGTTAAACCTGGTCACATCTCAGGTATGAATACTCACAATGTATCTGCAACCGTGTCAATAAAAGAGGATGAGTGGGAAACAGTAGGGGAGTGGATGTGGGAGAATAGAGATCACTACAACGGATTATCAGTATTGAATTATGATGGGGGATCTTACATACAAGCACCTTTTAGCGATTGTACAAAAGAGGAGTATGAAGAAAAAATGAAGCATCTCTCTACGGTAGACCTAACTAAGGTGATCGAGCTTGAAGATAACACAAACTTAAAATCCGAAGCCGCGTGCTCCGGTGGCGCATGTGAAATTGTTTAAATTATAGTATACAAATGGGGCCTGTTTAGTAAGCAGGCCCCATATTTATATGTATGGGAAAGAAAAATACATCTAAATATGATACTATAAAGATTGGCGACTCCTTTGCAAGCTGGACAGTAATAGGCAACCCGTTTCTTGATAGATACGCTAAAGTACCATGCCGATGTGAGTGTGGAGTTGAACATGATGTAGATGCCTACACACTCACAGTAGGAAAGTCTAAGTCGTGTATACATTGCTTTAATCGAAATCGATTTGGAGCAAAAAATAACTCCTGGAAAGGCTATGAGGAAATTCCAAAAAGTTGGTTTTATCGATTCGAGCAATACGCTGTGAAAAAAAATAATATATTTGACATAACTATAGAGTTCGTATGGTCTCTATACATAAAACAAAATAGGAGATGTGCACTCACAGATATACCAATAAACTTTGAAAACGCTTGCGAGGCAGGCAATCGATGGAAAGGCCTTGTATGCACGGCCTCTTTAGATAGGATTGATAGTAAACAGGGTTACGTAATAGGTAATGTGCAGTTAGTACATAAGGATATTAACATAATGAAGAATCACTTCAATCAAGATTATTTCATTGAAATGTGTAAAGCTGTAGCAGCAAATAATATATGAACCCTGAAAAAGATTGGATATACCAACAATTTATGAAAGAGACTGCAAAAAAAGCTAAACCACTAGCATCAGAGTTTCTTATTGAAAGAGGCTTTTGTTGTGGTAACAAATGCAAAAATTGTCCGTACGAACCAAAATACCAAAAAGGTAATACAGAATTGCAGACTATTTATAAGAAATAAGGATACACCTATGTCCAAACTAAATTTAACTGAAATCGAAAAAAGTGAAGTCTATGGTATAGAGTTCACTAATCCTGACACAGGCAATAAGATAAAAGTAGCGTCTGGACTTACATACCCAAAAGAAACTCGTGCATACCAAAAAGCAATGAGTATTGTTAACCGTTACTTAGGAAAACAAAAGCGGAATGTGATACAACCAACTCCAGACGACGCTAAACCAGAGCAACCGACCGATAAACCAAGGTTTGAAAAGAGACCGGAATTACAGGATAAGGAATCAGAAGAGGGTGGAGAGGAGCGAGTACCACGTAAGCAAGCTCAACCTGAAGATGATATGGGATTAGAGCCTGGTATGAAGATCGCAAAGCTTATTATTAGGGATAGAGAATATACGCCGGTTTTTATCGAGGATATAAAAGATGGTGTGATTAAAATTAAAGGCGCACCAGCAATGAGGATTGATACCTTCAAGAAATTAGTTGATATGGGTTACTTTAGAGTTAAAAGATGAAGCATATAAATTTTAATGAAATATTGACCGAGTGGTCATATAAATTACCAAAAGGTTATCCCACAGTTGTAGATGGTAAGTTTGTTAGTAGTGATGAAGTTATTATACTCAATGAGCTTTTACAGGAAAGAGGTATAGATTCAATTGAATTACCACAAGCGCAAGAGACACGATACCTGCAAGAAGATCTGGAAGGAACTAATACACCAGACTTCAAAGAGGGGTTAGTAATATATTTCACAGCTCAATCAAGCCAAACATTAAAATCCATTGAGAAAAAACTACAAACAGGTACCGGTCAATTAAAACTAAGCACAAATATCAACAAGCAATATTATGGTAGTAAAGCTGCAGATCTGGTTCAAATAGCAATAGCGCATTTATCAAAAAACGAACTTAGTAAAAAGGACGTGAGTTTCTATAATAACGCACTATCAATAGCTAAAGCGATACAAGATCTATACAAAAGACCAGTGCAAGCTGATAGAGGAATTCAGTTTGAAAGTATTCGTAAAAAAGCATTGGAATTAGTGAATATGTTAGGAGATAATATATCACTATCAGTACCAGACAAATGGTGTCCAGCTGATATATACATATACAATACTGATGGAGTAGCCGAAGCTGCATTGAGTGCTCAAAGTCTTAATATTGGGAAGACATCACTAAATTCACAATTCCAATCAAAATACAAAGAAACTTCAGAAGGAATATTGGGGATCTCACTCAAGGAGGAGAAAGCACAAGCTGGCAAAGCAACATCCTTTAAAGGAGTATTGGATAGAGATGAGGATTATCCAGAGATGCCTGTAGATAAAAACTTAAAGTTACTACTAGAAACAACTTACAACTTAGGACAATCCCTAATATCAAAAGATAAAAAGCTAGCGATTGGATATTTTGCAGTTGCTTACACATTATTAAATAAGATAAAAATCCAAGCTGCCCCCAGTGCTGAGTTGTTAAAAACACAGATACTGCAAACACTCACTGATACCCTAGGTGAAGAAAACCTTAGTGCCGCTTATAATAGAGGTGGATCTTTTGATAAAGATAAAACTAGAAAATTATTTGCTCAATTAAATTTAACCGATATCAAAGTAGCTGCAGGGTATGAATCAACAGTTAAGCAATTTTACACTGAGATTAAGCAGGTATGTGAAAATAAGTACAACAAATCAAGAGACACATTTATCAATACCTTAAAAGAGCAGGAATATCAATTACCTGAGAATACACCAGATACCACTCGGATGAGTCCAGAAACATTACTCAAAAAAGCAAGTTGCTATGATACTGCTGAGTATATAATCACTGGAATGAATACTTCGGATGCACTTAAAATACCTCCAGGATACCAGACTATAGCTGAGCAAAAAAATGCCTTTGTTGCATTAACTGCCTATGCTATTGGTATGGCTGGAATTTCTCCAACCTTTGTTAAGATGGTTGGTAATTCGAAAGGAGCTCCGGCAAGCATTGATACTTTTTATGGTAGTGGTTTCTTGAATTTAGATGAGGAAGCGGGTGTAAAAATAACAGATACAACGGAATATAAAGGATTTTATGTTGAGTTTATCACAAAGGTAACTATAGAAGCAGATGAAAAAGCGGCAGTACAGAAAAGATATAGTGTAGCATTAGACTTCAGATATGCTGGAGATCAATTAAATATAGAAGTATCAGAATTAAAACAAGCTTAAAAATGCAAATCAAGTTTCAAAAGCTGCACCCAGATGCAGTTACACCTAGTTACGCAAAACCAGGAGATGCAGGATTAGATTTAACTGCAGTAGGTATATCCTTCACACCAAGCTACATTTCTTATAAAACCGGATTAGCCTTCGAAATACCAGAGGGCTACGTAGGTCTATTATTCCCAAGAAGCAGCAACTCAAAAAAGCAACTATTACTAACAAATTCAGTAGGTGTAGTAGACTCAGGATATAGAGGTGAAATTGAGTTTCGATTTAAGGTTGTTGGTAATGGTGTTGTTCCAGAGGGAGACTTAGACACTTATAATGTAGGTGATAAGATCGGCCAACTAGTAATCCTACCATATCCGCACATTGAACTCCAAGAAGAAAACAATCTCTCAGATACTCAACGAGGTACAGGAGGATTTGGAAGTTCCGGAAATTAACTGTTGACTTTCTGAAAAATTAGTCAGACCTTTAGGTTATGTTTATAGGTACAGAAATACTTTCTTTCAACGACAATTTATATCAACTCATTCGTAGATTCCGCGATAGAGAAAACCTACCAATCAGTGATATGAAAGAATACTATCATAGCGATACAGTACTTCGCAGAGATGGATTTCTTTACTTTTGTAGACTTATTCAAGAACCACAAATTATAGAAGATGGGCAAATCGAAATGGAATTGGTGGAGACGCCACAGCAAGAAGAAGCCGTTGGATCCGAAACAAGCACTGAAGGGGAAGTCCTTTCTCCTACAGCAGATTGAGCATGGAGACTTTGACTACAGTGACTATCACAACCAAGCTTTGGATGAGCTTATTATGTGTGAGAAGGATAAGCTACAACTAATATCTAACTGGAAGTTTGGTAGAGGTAGTTTGCAAGAGCGAGTTGATGAGCTTGATCGTAAGTACATCAAAAGATACAATAAGCTTATGCAAGACCACGATCGTGAGGAAAACAAGATGCTTCACGAACTTAAACACTCTCTGATTAAGGAGTTTGGTGTAGATATTTGGGATGAAGCTTTAGATCAAGTAGATGGTGGAAATCTGATAGATTTTTACTATACTTATAGACAATTAGTTTCAAAAGATGATGGCACGAGTAAACGTCGGAGTAGATCCAAAGTTACTATCTGATCAACACCTAGTAGCAGAGTCTGTAGAGATAACAATGATTACGGGTGGTTTAAGATTACACAATTATAAGATTAAAGGAGAGATACCTGCCCGATTTCCAATGGGAAAGGGGCACATAAACTTCTTCAAAAACAAGCTTTTATACTTAGCAATTAGATTAGCTGAGGTAAATGCAGAGATGACTAGAAGAGGTTTCAAACCTGGAACCTATATAGACCTTGAAGAATTTCCTGAAGAGTTGCATGGTGCTTGGAATCCAACTTGGAAAGATACAATCCACCTTAGAGAGAGGGTTGTTGATAGGTTGAAGCATCCCAAGAGCGGTATACCAGGCAAACAGTACCATAGATATAAAGGCCAGGTGATTGGTGAGAATTTAGATAATTTCTGCAACAATCTTTTGCAGTCTGAAATATATTATGTATAGTAAAGAAAAGATAAATATATATGGGAAGATTTGTATCAACTAAATTATTTGATGGGTACTCAGCATGCTTTCGTCAGTGGAGAGCAGAAGGTACACATTGTAAGTATTTGCATGGGTATGCCGTTTCATTTCGAGTTTGGTTTGAAGGTGATCTAGATGAGCGTAACTGGGTGTTTGATTTTGGTGGTATGAAAAGAGCTAAAACTCAAATCAATCACATGCAGCCAAAAGAATTCTTTGCTTGGTTGCTTGATCATACAACAATCATAGCAGAAGACGATCCATACCTAGAAACTTTTGTACAAATGAGCAGAGATGGTATTATACAGCTTAGAATATTGCCTCAGGTAGGATGCGAACAATTTGCAAAGCATCTGTATGAAGTTATCAATAAATTTTTAAAAGAAGAAACTAACGGCCGTGTACGAGCCACAAAAGTAGAAGTTTATGAACATGAAAGAAACTCAGCAAGCTATGGAGAATAATCCAATGATGTCCTTATATGAGTATCTAGGTCATGCCGCAGGTCCTGATTTAGGAAAACGCGTTTCAGAAGCAGCCATGCTACATGGTGCGCGTATTGAAGAACGACAAGTAGATACACGCACATACTCAGGTCGAATACTAATGTATCCTAAAGATTTCTTACAAGCATATTTCAATAATACACTACCAGAACCAATACAAGCATTTAAACTATGAGCGCAATCAATCCAAATAAATTATTAATTAGTTCTGATTTCTATTCGGTGCAAGGGGAAGGTATTTCCTCAGGTATTTCTTCATACTTTGTTCGTTTAGGAATCTGTAACTTAACTTGCGGTATGTCTCGTAAGTTTGCCAATCAACTAATGAAAGATAAATCATTGGAAGATGGAGAGATATTCAAAGGTGACTTAGAGCTAGAAGGTAAAGCAACATGGACTTGTGATAGTACTTCTCAGTGGTTATGGAGAGGTGAAGAAAAAGACTTTCAATATCTAATTGATCGTTGGAAAGAGCAAGGCATCTATGAAGATATTAAAAATGGTACTATTCATATCATTTGGACTGGTGGTGAACCTACAATTAAAGGACATCAAGAGGCGATTGTTAATTTTCATAAATACTTATTAAATTATGATAACGGTTCACCTGTTATTACTAGTAAGGATGTAAATGATCCATCAACTGTAAAGTATTACTGGAATGGTTTAGATGGAGAAGATAAATTAGAATTAATAAGTTTAAATACGTTTGATGAAATAGAAACTAATGGTACAATTTATATTGAAGATCATTTATTTGTAAGTCTAAACCAAATCAATTGCTCACCAAAGCTATCTAACTCAGGTCTAGCTGAAAAACAACGTATTAATCCTGAAGCGATTAAGCGTATAATGCGACATCGTAATTATCAATTTAAGTTTGTTATTTCAACTGAAGAGGATGTTCAAGAAATATTCCGCGACTTTATTGAGCCATTCAATATTCCACTAAAGAATGTTGTCTGTATGCCCGGTTTAGATAGTCAAACAGATTTCCACGAACGTACTCAGTTTGTATTGGAGATGGCTAAAAAGTATAAATTCAGAGGATTAACTAGATTACACATTTCAGCTTGGGATAAAACATTAAACGTATAAAATGCAGTACCTGTAATCTGAAAGGATTTCTGAGGAGGATTGGGAAGACTCTAGTGTGTATCTTTGAAAAGCTAGCAGGAAAGTAAATACACGTACTCTGCTTCAGTCTGCATTATAGATTAAAACAATAAAAATATAAATTATGCAAACCGATTATTTAATTCAAACAATCATTAACATGGTAAAAAACTCTGGTAACGATGCAGAGTTAGGTGCAAAAGTTAGAGCAATAATGGCTCCAATTATTCAAGCACAAGGCTTACAAGAAGGTAAAAACATTTTAAAAGGCTGAGATGATACTAAACGCAGATCAAGTAGAAAGCTTCCTAGATACGAGAGGTTTAGGTGCTAAAGCGCAAGTTGGGTATGACCTAACACTAAAAGAAGTAAAACGAATTAATGGTGGGATGGTTCTTAAAGATAAGACTGTAGTAGAAGATTATACGCCAGTATCACCAGTATTGTCAGCAACCAACAAATACCTATACCATTTAGAGCCAGGTACGTACTCAGTTACATTTGAACAGGGTTGTAAGTTAGATACCAAAACAACAGCTTTTATCAGACATCGTTCATCTATGCTTAGAAATGGTACAATCATCACAAGCGGTGTTTACGATCCGGGTTTTGAGGTAGATGAGATGGGTGGCATTATGTTTGTTACAAATCAACTTGTAGTGGAAAAGGGTGCACGTGTAGCTCAGATAATTATGTTTGAAAACAATGATGCTGAGGCTTATGATGGGCAGTGGCAAAAAGATAAAGATGTTAAATAATTTCAAAAAGGCTTGCAAATGTAAGCCACTTTTTGTATATTCAACTTATGAAAAAATACGTAGAAGTAAAATTAGATATTGAAGGCTTACACTTATGGCCTGACTGCAACCTACCTCATGTAGATTATTTAACTCACTTACATAGACACACGTTTGTGATACAGTGTAGAGCTGAAGTTAGTCATGGCGATAGAGATATCGAATTTATCGACTTCAAGCATAAGATCAAGCAATACATTGCAAAGACTTGGTATGATCCTGCTTATGGTTGTTGTAACTTTGGAGCAATGAGTTGCGAGCACATAGCAACCGACTTGTTAAACTATTTTGGCTTATGTCGCTGTTCTGTATCGGAAGATAATGAATTTTGGGGGATTGTCGAACTATGAAGCTAAAAAAGCTAACCTTGTTATTTGGCCGCATCTGCAGTGGCAAAAGTAGTTACAAACCTGATGAATATAGGATTGTAGTATCAAACATAGTGAAAGGTATTATATCAAAGTCAACTCGAGAAGAACTACAAGATACACTACACTTAGATCAAAAGATCGGTGAAGCACTAGTAATGGTAATAGATCAAGTAGCTGAACACGTAGAGAATGTGATTGTTGATGGTATTAGACAGGCATCAATAGTAGAAATGGTATTACAACATTACCCATTCCCAGAGCTTGTTTGGCTAGAAGTTCCAGTTCAAGAGCGAAAAAGGCGATACGAATCACGAAAAGATGCAAAGGATGTAGAGCCGTTTGACATTGCTGACAATAAACAAATAGAGTTGGAATGTCAGAAAATATTTACTATATTTAATCAAAGACTAAAAGTTATAGACAATTATGAAGTTGCTACAGAAAGCTAACGGGAACATTCCTCGTACAGAAGAAGAAAAGAAAAGAATGATTGAGCAAGCTGCCGAGTACTATGGTCAGTTTCTTAATGCATTAGGATTTGACTGGAAAGCAGATCCGCATAGTGACAGAACTCCACATAGGGTAGCCAAAGCCTGGGTTAATGACCTTATCAAAGGTTCACTTAGCGAAGAGCCTGAGATTACAGCCTTTCCAAATGATGAAGGTTATACTGGACTTATTTGTCAAACACGCATTCCAGTAATGAGTCTTTGCGCTCATCACAATTTAACATTTCATGGCGTGGCTCACGTAGCATACATTCCAGGTAAAGATAAAACTGATATGGTTATTGGTTTGAGTAAACTTAATCGTATTGTAGACTTCTACTCACGCAGACCTAATATCCAAGAAAGTCTAACTAAACAGATTCACGATCATATCGATAAGCTGTGTATTGGTAATAGAGGTGTTGCTGTAGTAGTAGAATCACAACATAATTGTGTGAAATGCCGCGGTATCAAACAGGATAGTGTGATGAAAACTTCACAAATGTCAGGATACTTCTGGACTAATGAGGTTGGTACTCGCGCTGAATTTTTTGCTCTAATTGATCAAAGTAGAATGTAATATGGATTTTTACGTAATTTCACCACTTAGTAATTTAGAGCCGATGAGGCTTGGAGATAGAATATTTGTACTTGCTCACTTGTGGGTGCAATCAGAAGAGTATCGTGAGTTTATATACAGCTTAATTGATGAGGATATTGATCGTTGGATTACCTTAGATAACTCAGCTGCTGAAAGAGCATTAGTAACTGAAGATGTACTTATTCAAGTGTGTCACGATTTGATGCCAAGTGAAGTCATTGCACCGGATGTATTATTTGATAAAGATGCAACAATTCAAAATGCAATCAACTTCAAAGCCCGTATGGAAAAAGAAGGATTGCTAGAGGTTACCGATATATTCTTTTGTCCACAAGGTAAAACAAAAGAAGATTGGTTAGAGTGCTATGAGTGGGGTATCAAACAAGATTGGATTCAAACTATCGGATTCTCAAAGATCGCAGTACCACAAGCTTGGCTATCTGACTGGAAAGATGACCAGGGTATTAAAGAAGCACGTCATATGGCCTATGATTACCTCAAAGAAAAGGGTATGTTGTTGAAACCAATACATTGCCTTGGCCAAGGAGATCCAACAGAGTTTGCATACTACGATCATCCAGCAATGAGAAGTACAGACTCAGTATTCCCAGTACTAGCAGCTGCTCACGGACAAGACTTTGAAAAAGACCATATTACTCGTATTCCAACTCCTCACAATTTCTTGGAGACATATGATATGAGTCAGATTAATATGGACTTAGTAAAAAGTAATGTAGAGTTTTTAAGACAATCATGTCATAAAAATTTTTTGTAAGATATTTATAT